ACCATCGATCACGAAGTGATCGCGCTATTTCTAGCCGAGCTATCGACTCGGTTCCAGGTTCGTGGTCTTGCTTACGATCGTTGGCGCATGAACAACTTGCTGCGGGAGTTCGACCGCATCGGATTCCAGGCGCACGAGGACACGAGTCAGGCGCCCGACGACTTGCACCGCCTGGTGAACCGGAAGCCCAAGGGCGACGGCCTTCGCATCGTTCCTTGGGGGCAAGGCTTCCGCGATATGGGGCCGGCTGTTGATGCGCTGATGAAGGCGCTGGACGAAAAGAAGCTGCAGCACCCGAACAATCCGGTCCTCAATTGGAACGTCGCCAACGCGGTGGCCGTGATGGACCCGGCAGGCTTCCGCAAGATCGACAAGAGCAAGGTGCGGTTCCGCATCGACGGCGCGGTCGCACTCGCAATGTTGATGGGCCTACGCGCGCGCGACCGCATAACGAAGCCCATCGATATCGACGCATTGATTGGTTGAAAGGGTGCGAGCCCGGCAGACGACGAATGGGCATCACCTGATGTTTGGCCGGGCTCGCGATCGGGGCAGTACTTTTCCGGGTTTCACAACAGCGCTGGCCCCGACGTAGATAGTAGCGAGTCCGACACGGTGGTCAAGCAGCTCGTCGATGCGCTGGAAAGCGATGACGCGTGGTACTTCTGGCTCGCGCTCGGCTTCGTTGTTTTGATGTTGCTGATGGTGGCGAATAGCGATTAGGGGAAGCGAAATGTTCCAAACAGTGGTGATATCATCCGGGCATGGCAAGTTCGTGCGCGGCGCCAGCGGCGTCATCGACGAAGTCGACGAGGCGCGACGGGTGGTTGACCAGGTCGCCAGCGAGCTGGCGCAGCATGGCATCAAGGCGATCACTTATCACGACGATGTTTCGACCAGCCAGAACGAAAACCTCAACCGCATTGTCGACTTTCACAACAGCAAGACCCGCGACCTCGATATCTCCGTCCACTTCAACGCCTATGAGCAGGTCGAACACCCGATGGGCTGCGAGGTGCTGTATGTGACGCAGCAGACGCTGGCGGCCAGACTGTCGGCGGCCATCGCTCAATCCGGCTTTATCGACCGTGGCGCCAAGCAGCGAACCGACCTGTTCTTTCTCAACAACACAGCGCAGCCGGCCGTGCTGCTTGAAATATGCTTCGTTGACAGCGAAGCCGATTGCGATCTCTACGGTTCGTGCTTCGAAGAAATCTGCGGCGGCATCGCCGACACACTGGCAGGCGAGGCGGCATCGCCGCCGGTTGACAGCGATGCGCTGCTGGTGGCCACCGGGCCATGCTCGCATTTCGGCGGCCCCGATGACACCGGCGTCGCGCCCGATGAAGGGCTCGCGTTCATCTATGCCGTCGGCGATGCGCCGCATCTGTTCCTGCCGTACCAGCCGGATGATACCAGCGGGCTGGCGCGGCGCCTCAATCCGTTCGTGCATTACATCGCCTGCCGCTGGGACTATGACGTGACGCCGCGCGAGATGCTGTTGAGCAAGCCGGCGCAAGTCACCGCGCTGAAGACCGGCATTACGCTGAAATGCTTCCCGGCCGATTGGGGCCCACACCAGTCGACGGCGCGCGTCGCCGATCTGTCGCCGTCGCTGATGGCTGATCTCGGCATTACGACCGACGACGAGATCGAGGTGGTGTTCCCGGCGTGAAGCAGCTCGCCAACAAGGTGATCGCCGGTCTGCGCGATCAACCGTTCATGCTGGCGCTGCTGGTCATCAACCTCGTATTCCTCATCAGCCTGATGCTCGTTTTTCGCGAGATCGCCAGTACGGTCGAGAGGAAGGACGCTCTCGTCGTTCAATTGTTGCAGCAATGTGCGAAGTGAAGGTCGATCGGCTTGGTGCCGATCTTCAAACAACAAACGGAGGAACTGAAAATGAACAGCGGTTTCCTTGCCTTCATCATTCCGATGACGGGCGGTCCGGTTGATCCTGGGTATGGCGTGCCAGGATGGCCCACGCACCCGATCGCGCCCGGCGGCAAACCTCCCAGCGTCTGGCCGGGGCCTGGACGTCCTACGCATCCGATCGCGCCCGGCGGTAAGCCTCCGGGCATCTGGGGCGGCGGCAACGAGCCGTTCCCCACCCCGCCGATCGCACCTGGCGGGGCGCCTCCGAGCATCTGGGGCGACATCAACGTGCCGGCCCACCCGATCGTGCTTCCGCCGGGAACGGAGAAGCCGCCACCGGGGATTTGGCACGAGCCGATTGTTCCGCCTGGATTCTGGGGCGGCGTCCCGCCGCTGTGGCTGTGGGGTGATCCGATCTACCCTGCCGAGCCTCCGCAGATCATCGACTGGCATGCGGGATGGTCAGAGGAGACGGGGTGGGTGATCGTTGGCGTTCCCAACGTCCCGGCCCCGACGCCGTCGGCAAAGAAGTAAACACAAACAAACAAAAGCGAGGAGTGCAACCCGGCAAGGGATGCGCTCCCCCTTTGAGGAAAGCACCATGCAGAACATCGGTCTGATCTTGTTGGTCTTCGCCTTCGTGATCGCATGCATCGCGACCCGCATCCAGACCGTCGGCGTCTGGCATCTCGGCTGGCTCGCGCTGGCATTTTGGATCGCGAGCGAGGTGATCGGCGGCCTCGCGCGCGTCGTGCATTGATTGGAAAAGGAAACAGGACATGAACGCGCTGGTCGCCGAACCGCTCCGCGCGCGCGCCGAAGCGCTGCGCGAGAGCCGCGAGCCGCCGCTGCTGGCCGGCGGCAATCTTTTCGTGCGCTACGTGACGGCACAGGCGGTGGCAAGCGCGTTGCGGTGCCCGCCGGCCGAGATCGCCGCCCGCCTCTGGCCGTCGGACAGGCTCGTCGCGATGATGCTGACTCGCGCCGTCTCGGCGCCGGCAATGACAAACGTGGCCGGCTGGGCGGCCGAGCTGGCGCACAAGGTCATCAAGGACGGACTGATCGGCCTCGGGCCCGCTGCCGCTGCCGCGCAGCTGCTGTTGCAATCGCTGGTGCTCGCCTTCGACGGTGCCGGCCTCATCAGCGCGCCCGGCTTCGTGGCCGGCGCCGGCAACGCGGGCTTTGTCCAGGAAGGCTTTCCGATTCCGGTGCGCCAGCTCGCGGCGACGGCAGCCCTGATGCAACCCTACAAGCTCGCATCGATCGGCGTCCTCACGCGCCAGATGATCGAGTCCTCGAACGCCGAATTCCTGGTCGGCGATGTGCTGATGCGATCGGCGGCGTTGGCATTGGACGCCGCGCTGTTCGGCAGCGCTGCGGCCACTCCCGCCGCGCCGGCCGGCTTGCGCAATGGTGTCACGGCGACGACGCCGAGCGCTTCGACCGATCCCTTCCAGGCCTTCTTCGAGGACTGCGCGACGCTGATCAATGCCGTCTCGGCGGTCGGCGGCAACGGGCCGTTCGTATTGATCGGCTCGCCGGGACGGATCGCGGCGATGGTCATGCGCTTCGTGCTGCAGCCCGGCAACGTCTCGGTGCTTTCGAGCACGGCCGCCGGCAATGACCTGATCTGCGTGGCGCCGCAAGCGCTGGTCTGCGCGCTCAATCCCGCCCCCGACGTCGAAGCCGCGACCGCAGGCGAGTTGCACATGAACGACACGCCGCTGCCGATCGTCAACGGCGGGGCGCCGGCCGCGCCGGCCCGCAGCCTGTTCCAGACCGAAAGCGTGGCGCTCAAAATGCGCTGGCCGATGACCTGGATCGCGCGCGACGCGCGGGCCGTCGCCTGGATGACGCCGAGCTGGAAGTAAGTGAACAAACAAAGGAGTCCATCCCATGAAAGTCATGATCACGCTCGGCATCGCCGTTTTATGGAGCACCGCCTGCATCGCCCAGGATCGCCCCGGCGTCGGCGTTGAGATTGGCCCCGGAGGCGTGCGCGTAGAGCCTCGGCCGCGACCAGACGATGAGCGATACGGCCGCCACCAGCGGTGCAGGACCGTGATTACTGTCGATGAAGACGGTCGCCGAACGCGTCAACGGATTTGCCGAGATTAGGGATGAAACTCGGCACATTCATCGACGATCTGCCGGCCGGCGATGCCATCATCGCGGTCGAGGAAACCGAGCATGGCTGGCGCGGTTTGACGGCGAAGGGCGAGCTGCTCTCCGTGCGCAGCCGCGACGGCCACAAGGCA